GAACATAATCCACATGGTCATCACCCAGAACATAATCCTCATGGTTATCACCCTGAACATAATCCACATGGTCATCACCCAGAACATAATCCTCATGGTTATCACCCTGAACATAATCCACATGGTCACCATCCAGAACATAATCCCCATGGTTATCATTCTGAACATAATCCACATGGTCATCACCCAGAACATAATCCTCATGGTTATCACCCTGAACATAATCCACATGGTCATCACCCAGAACATAATCCAGAAGGTTATCATCCTGAACATAATCCAGGGGGTAAAAAATCCCCGACGGAAAAAGAAGAATTGCGTCAAAGAGAAGAAGAGAGAAGAGAAGAAGAAATACGTCGAGAAAAAGAAAAGCACGAAGAAGAAATTAGACAGTCTAGATTATCACACGATGAAGAAATTAGACAGTCTAGATTATCACACGATGAAGAAATTAGACAGTCTAGAGAAGAACATGATGAAGAAATTAGACAGTCTAGAGAAGAACACGAACGGCATTTAGAGACTATCGTATCATATGGTGGGGAAGAAGAGGAAGAGGAAGAGGAAGAAGAAAAAATCGACGAATATGTTCCAATTGTTGATGACGATTATGATGTTTCGGAAAGTCCATATTCACCAGAAAGAAGAGAAAGAAGGGATATAGATAATACTCGCCGAGATGACAAAATAGAACCAGACGAAGAACATATTAAAAAAATATTTAAAATGAAACCAAAGAAAGTACATCGTAGTGTTGCTAAACGCGAACCTCGTGAGAAAGTACATCGTAGTGTTGCTAAACGCGAACCTCGTGAGAAAGTACATCGTAGTGTTGCTAAACGCGAACCTCGTGAGAAAGCACATCATTATAAAAAACCTCGTCATGTCGAACATGATGAGATCCCTGGTAGACCTGAATTAAGATTTGGTGAAGAACTGGAACATACATATTCAGATTAAATCTGAGATGTATCTATTATGATTGGATTTCTTTTTGATTTCGATCTTGTTTTATTTTTTTTGGAAGTAGAAGATGGTTTAGTACTTTTTTCTTCTCCTGAAATATTATCCATTTGTAAATTTATTTTTTCGTTTTCTTCTTTCATTTTTTTAAGTTTTGCCATTTGTTGCATTTGTTGCATTTGAAGTTGATGTCTGAATATTTCAGTTTGTCTGAAATTTTCTTGCTGTTGTCCAGTTGTTGGAGCAACAGTTGGATAGGAGTTCATTTGAAACTGTCCTGGCATTTTTGGAGCTTGCATTATTGTTTGCCCTTGATTTTGTTGATTATTTAGTTGTGCATTTAATTGTTTTAATTGTTCTTGTTTTCGTCTTTGTTCTTCCATTGTTGCTTTTTGATTTTGTAACATTTGTAAATCACTGACCTGTTTATTTATGTTGGAGTGGTCAGCTTCTTTTCGTTCCACTGGTGATACTTTTTTTTGTCCACCCATAAATTTATTTTTTAGTTCCTGTAACAAACCAGGATTTTGTTGGAATGAATCTTTCATTGAAGGAATCGCCTCCATCATTGCTTTGGAAAAATGAAATTGTACTGCACTTGCGCCAAGCATAAACAATAATCGCAATTCCGGTGCAACATTTTTACCATCTTTGTGATATTTTTCGTAAAGATCACCGAATATATCATAATAACTGGTTATGTTAGAATTGACTTGTTCGGACCAACCCTTCAATTTAAATTTAAATACATCATATTTCTCATTGAAAAATTCTAATGCGTAAACACAATTCAACATAATACTACTATAAAGTTGTATTCCGTTTTGTTTATCTCGAACTTTTTTGTGAAGATCGTATTCAAATTTCATTATACGATATGGTGAATCCATAGAATAATTTTGTGACAATTTAATTCCATATTGCGAAAGTTCTCCCAATTTTCTCAAAATATTTAATTTTCTTAAAATTCTTTCCTCATTTGTTAATTGGTCCGAATGTGGTATTAAATTATCTGTATCTTCTTGACATGCAGGTCCGTCTCCGAATGATGGACCGGAAAGACTAGGTTTAGGTTTAGCGGGTTCAATAATATTATTCTTTTTAAAAATATCATCATTGTCATTGTCATTGTCATTGTCATCTTCATCTTCATTATCATTGACATTGTTGTTGTTATCGGCATTAGCGTCTTTGTCATTATCGTCTTTACTATCGTCATCTGGTTCTTTATCTGAATCGGAATTATCGGATTTTTCAGAATGTTCAGACAATTCTTTTAATTTATCTTTTTTTGAATTAAAAGATACTGCATTAAACGGATCTAACATTTTATCAGAGTTAGCTAAATATCTCCATTGCATATCAGTTTCTGTAGTTTGCAATTTTGATATCTTTCTAGGGGTTTCTGCTTGATCTGATAATTTAGCAGCTTCCCTTCTAAGGCTATCAGTTGACTCATTGTCATCTGCTAGTTTCGGTTTTCTAGATTTATTACTGGAGGTCGTTGAAAAAGATGAATCCACCATTATAACACTTAATATACTTGACTCTTAGAAAGTTATTTATAGATTATTACGCGTCTGGTAAAATAAATAAATTTGTCAATAAAATATTTTTTTATAAACAAATTTTTGATTACATATGAGTTTATACACAGATTCATAAACAATTTTTTGATTGAATATGAGTTTATACACAAATTCATATACAAATTGGTATTTCAACATATACCAATTCATTATTAGTCATTTATATATTAAATAATTAAAAATATCACGTGAGTAATGATTATAATGTATTCATATATTTTTCCAAATATTCAAATTGTTCTAACGTTTCTTTGTTATGTATAAGTTGCAATGTTATAACAAAAAATAAACTCATTATTAGTGCTATATGCATATTTTTTGGCCCTACATATGCAAAACATAACATTGCATATCCTATTTGAATTATTGGATTTTTCATTAATTTGATTATGGGATTTGGTATTTTGTTTCCCACCGTTTCTACATATAATATTAGTAAAACCAATGATATTAAATCTACTATTGGACTATTCAACATAGTGAAAATATATTTTGTATCCATATCAATAATATTATGCAAAAAGATATTTTTTATACATTTATTAACACAAATATATGAAAAACGCCATCCTTTATTATAAAAAAAATAAATTTAGTATAAATTTCTATTACAATAGTATAAGATGTATTGTAGCCTCGATGAGGCTTTTGCCCCCATAAAAAATAAACCAGACGAAGAATTTCGCCAAATGGATCAAGAAACATTAATGGATGATAATATTTCTGTATTATCGTCCACCAACAAGTTAGCCCTTTATTCAACACAAGGAGATCTTGATACATATCTTAGTAATGGAGATTTTTCAGACGAATTCGAAGATTTGGATTCTTCGGTTCCTTCATTTGGAGAAGATAGTGTTGATATATCTTTTAACCAAGAAGCTAAAGTAGAAAGTTTAATAAAACACCATGTTTCTTCAGATAAAGATCACCTAATAATTAAACACATGGAAACGTGTAAAAAATGTCAAGAAAAAATTAAACATATCAAATTACATTCAACAAATAGAAAAACAGAAGAAACACATAGACCTACTACAATAACTGCAGTAACAACAAAAATTGCCGAAGAATATGAAGAGCCAGTGACAATAGTAACAAAAAAAATAAAAAAAACAAAAAAACCAAAAAGAGTTGTTGTAGTAGAAGAGTCAGACGATGACGATGACGATAATTATACAATTATTAAAAAAAAGAAAAAACAAAATAATTTATATGGATTAAATGTTAATATGATAATGAGTATAATTGTCGGAATTTTAGTAGGTATTCTTGTTAATATGTGGCTTTCAAAGAATAAATGATAAATATTTTCACAATATGTAAATTGTAAAAATATAATTTATAATACCAATATTTTTAAATACTCCCGAGATATGCTATAAATACAGCAATCGCCGTATAATATGTTCCTGATCCAGCAAATCGAACTGATTTCAATATTTTACTTTGGCATTTTTTATCTTTTTCTTTACATGGACACATACCTATTAAACTTGATAAAAAATCTACTCCATCGTGTTGTTTATAATCGTAATAATATTCCGTACATCCAAAATGAATTCCAGATAACAAAAATATAAGTGTCAAAATAAATAAAACACTAAAAACTACATGTTTCTTTTTTTTGTGTAATTTATATATCAAAAGTCCTAATACTGAAACATTTGACAATACATCGGAATAATGATCATATAAATCACCGAATACCGTTACCATATTATATTTTCTGGCCATGTAGCCATCCAAACAATCGAAAAAATATGAAATGAAATAGTAAATTATCGTATTGTTATATTTGTCATTATACAACGAATAAACTGTTAAACATTTAAATATCACACTTATTGTCGTCACGTCATTTGGCGAAAATCCTAATTTTCTAAAATACGGGGCAACTTTCGTGGCAATTCCTATTAATATATTATCTATTGGATTAGTTAAAGAGGGCGGTATCTTACTCATAATATTATATATTCAGAATAGATTTTTATCTGTCAATGGCCAATGACATTATAACCCAAATTACCATTGAAAAAGCAGATTATATTGGTTTATTTGTGATATGTCTATTTTTACATTATCTTTTTCACTCATTCTTTTTATTTTTTTGATTACATATTCCGAACAAACACTTGGATCATAATATTGGTTATCTAGCATTATTGAAGGTATTTCAAAAAATAAAAATGATTGGTTAATTTTCGTAGCATTTTGAATTTTTATTGTGCATAATTTTAAAACATTTCTATATGATATTCGATTCATTTTTTTCTTTCTTATTTTCATATCGTTTATATATTTTATGGTCAATTGTTTACTGACTTTATCGATTTTTTTAGGTGCAGAAAACAAAGACGTAGTTGTCGGGGGACCGATAGAAGATCCAAAAAGAGTCTTAATATTAAACTTGTCCATATACTTACCAACGAATAAAATAAAATAAAATTGAGCGTGTGTTTGTTTTGCTATTACTCTTTTATTTGTATAATATAAATGGATGATAATTTAGAAAAAAAAATCGAAGATGAAATAATGGAATTAGTAAATGATTCGTTCGAAATACCAGTATATAAAAGAAAAAAAATTAATAAAGAAATTTTGGTATTGGCTGGAGGTGGCGTTAAAGGTATAATTCATTTAGGTGTTGCTGATGCATTACTAGAACAAAATATATTGCATAATATTACTACTTTTGCTGGAACATCTATTGGTGGAGTTATTTGTGCATTTCTAAATCTAGGGTATGGTCCAGGGGAATTATTTCAATTTGTTAAATCTTTTCCTCTACAAAAATTAAAAAACATAAATATATTAAATATTTTTGGAAAATATGGTTTTGATAATGGTAATAAATTAACGATACTGTTTCAACAAATGATTGAAGCAAAAGGATTCCCAAAAACATTAACATTAAATGAATTATTTTTGTTCACAGGTAAATTACTTTATTTGACAACAGTTAATCTAACAAGAATGAAAGTTGTTTATCTATCGCATTTAACACATCCAGATTTGCCTCTGTATTTAGCATTGAGAATGACAACATCGGTTCCAATATATTTTGAACCACCAATGTATAATGGAGACCATTATGTTGATGGCGGATGTATGGATAATTATCCTGTACATATGTTCGGTGACAAACTTGATAAAGTAATCGGTGTTTATTTAACACCACAAACTGATAATTTTTACAAAATTAAATCTATTGAAGATTATGTGTTCAGATTGATTCAATGTATTGTCGAGGGTGTTGCGCTAAATTATACAAAAAACTATGAAAATTATACCATTTCTATTCCTTCGTCCAATCTGAATTTCATTGATTTAAATCTTTCTGACTCAGATAAGTATGATTTATTTAAATCTGGGTATGATTCGACGGCAAAATATCTCAAAAAAAATAAAGTGTAAAAATTAAATATCAAATAGTTGTTTATTAATTACTTGATATATCTTGAATTATAATTGGATTTTCTCGATGTTTTCATCATCAAGATCATCTTTAAAATCATCTTTTAATGCTTCGTCAAATACGGCGTCCAATATTTTTTTATTTATTTTCTTAGATTTAGACTTAATTTTGATTTTTTTAGTCTTTTTGTTTTTTTTTGATTTTTTTTTGATTTTGGAACTTTCCTTTTGTCTAAATTCTAATAATCGTTTGTACTCTTTGTCCGGATCTTTGATACCATCCCACATTAGAGTTGATGGGGCAAGACCTAAAGGATGAAAAATACCATATCCACCCATTTCTTGTTTAGTATCATAATCATTCATACCCATTTTACCTATCATATCCGTATCATTTTGTCGTTCTAACAATTTGTCTCTCATTATTTTTTTATCGCTTTTAGATATAATATCGTGTTTATCAGTATAAGATGATCCAGTTAGAGCATTTATATCTATGGAATTTAATTTATTTTGATCCATGACACTTTTATCAATCGGAGCAAATCCGTCGCCTTCTAGTTCATCAGCTTGTTCTGTGAAAGGATCATCTGTAATATTAATGGATCCAAAATCTTCACCGTTTTCTGCAGAATTGAAGGCTGATGGATTACCGGTTCTTGGTACAAGTTTATCGTCTCCACCTTTCATTTTATCGAAGAATTCATTGAATTTATTAATGTTAAATTGACCAGGTTGAAACATTTGCTTTGGTAACAATTCGATATCATCTTGTCTTCTCATAAGCGCGAAATCTCGAATTCTTTTTTTTGTTTCTCCTTCCGATAAATTAGTATCTTTTGTCAATCCCATTTTGGCATCTTTTTCCGATACTTTATTTTGAAATATTTTTTTAGCTTTGACTAATTCGTCTTTTGTAAATTCTTTTTGTGTTTTTTGTTTATCATAATAGTTTTGCGCTTGATTTTTTAAATCGTCGAAATCTTTTTCAGATGCTGATATAATAGCATACGATTTATCATAATTAGATCGTGATGATTGATCAATAAGTGTATTATATGCATTTGTTATAAGCAAAAAAAATTGCTCATCTCCTCCAGGTTTATCAGGATGAAATTTTATTGCTAAATCACGGTAAGCTTCGCGAATTTCTTTTGGGGTACAATCTTTCTTGATACCCAACACTTCATAAAAATTTATAGCTGACATAGTTATTTACTTTTTATAGGTATTTTTTTATACCGATTTTAACCGAATGTATAAAACTTATATTTATCTTACAAATGATGTCAAAATTTTAATATTTCATATATTCAATCTAAATAAA